TATTTACCGGAAGTTTTGCACAAGTACAAGACTACTTACCACGTGGAATTGAAAATCATCGATATGCTGGATGTAAAATTACTGGTCCAGGATTTAATGCTCCATCAACCGAATCAGTAGATGGTGGTCCGGTAGTACAATGGAGTTTATCAAATCCAAATCAATTGGTATATCAACAACTAGGACAAGAAGGTAATTTAGTCATAACAAACAAAAAAAATCCAGGTAAAAAGTCTACAGGAAAAAGTAGCAATACAAATTAACCATTTTTTTAATATGTAATATTTATAATAAAGGTAAAAATATTATGGGATATTTAGATAATTCTACAATTACAGTTGATGCAATTTTAACTTTAAAAGGTCGTGAACTTTTAGCTCAAGGCGGAAATGCATTTAACATTACACAATTTGCAGTTGGAGATGATGAAGTTGATTATTCATTATGGAATCCAGATCATCCACTCGGTACAGCATATTATGGCACTATTATTGAAAATATGCCAATTACAGAAGCTATTCCGGATGAAACACAGGCATTGAAATATCGATTGATATCGTTGCCTAAAAATACTGTATATTTGCCTAAAATTAATGTAGGAAATACTACGATAATATTACAAACACCAGGTGCTTCTTCAGTTATTGCACCTAATACTGCTAATATTATTAGTGGCAATAGTACATTGGGATATACGGCAATATTATCAGACAATTCAATTGCAGATTTACAAGTATCTCAGCCATTAGCTAATGCAGCAGCAGCTCCTACCGCTCCTGGATTCATTGGTGATAATTCAGATGCAACTAGTGTGTCTGCAGTAGGATTCCAATTTAGAGTAGTTGCAAAATCAGTATTTGTTACTGATAAAACTGCGACTATTACTATTATTGGTAATGAAACAGGAGGTAGCGTTACTATTCAGTTAACCGTTAAAAAAGTAGTTAACTAACGCATAAAAGGAAAATATTAATATGAAAGAATTAATTAAACGATTAAAAACGCAACCAAGATTAGGACAAACTCCCGAACTTCCAAATTTGGGAAATAATGCATTACTTGGAGCATTAAATCAAGCAGTGCAAAACATTACGGGTAGAACATTTACTAGATTTGATGTATTAAATGATGTCGTTGGAAATCAAACCGAAACTGTAACAGCTGGATTATGGAGTGATAACATTGCTAGTTTGACTACATTTTTTACTTCATCTGCAGAAACTACAACACAACGTAGATATTATGTTGATGTTTATCAAGAAACACCAAGCGCAGATGGTGCAGCAACACAATTTTCTTTAGCATTTGGCCATGCTTTAGGTAGCGGATCTGATTCTCAAGGACAGCTAGAAGATTCTCCATCAAAAGCAGTTTATTCGCAATACCGACAATTATTACTTAATCCTACAGATTCTAGATTTACAACAGCTGGCTCAGGAAGTACTGATTATATTTATGTTATTAACTTTAAACGTAATCGTTTACGCGAACGATTAGATGCTGGAAATTTTGAAATTCCATTACGTACGATTTCTGGTTCTAGACCTACTAATGCAACGGGTAGTGTAAATGTTTCAGGTTCTACAGTAATTACATTGATTGACGATTCGTCGATTTCAAATCCTGCAGTTGGAGATTCTGGACAAGTTTATAATATCGTATCAGGTTCTATCAATGATGGCGTTTACAATCCATCGGCGCCAGTATATTACGGATTGGCATATCCAGCATTTGGTACATTGATATTAGACGGAAAGATGTTAGATCAACAATTAAATTTCCAAACAAATACAGGTTCAAGTTCAGAAGGAAATAATCATTTTGCATTGTTTCATTCAATATCAGGAAGTTCCGTATTAACTAATCCTAGCACGGGAGATGCATATGGATTCTTAGCACGAAATTCAGAAAATGTAACTAGTACAAATTATTTCGTAAGAATTAAAAACGGTGAATATAATTTTTCAAATAATCCATCGTTTACTAGTGGGTCCAATGGACAATTATCACAAACTACATTTATTGGCGATCCTAAAACATATGTTACTACAATTGGTCTTTATAATGATAATCAAGAATTGTTAGCAGTAGCAAAACTTTCTAAACCATTATTGAAATCATTTCAGAGAGAAGCTCTTATAAGAGTTAAATTAGATTTTTAAATCAACACTGATTTAAGCCCTGTTATATTTATATTAAATGTAGCAGGGTTTTTACTGTATGGAACAAACAAGAATAGGTATAGATAATTTTTTTACATATGCTGGCTTACATCCGACAACTTTAAAAAAAGTTGATCCTACGGATATAGCCATGAATTCATTTCAAGTATATAAAAATTGGACTATTACATCCGGAAGCGTTACTTCTAGTGCATTACCATTAACGGCAATTTATACAGACACATTGCCTGTATTAGATACTGAATTAACATATAACGATGCTGCTAATATTGACGGAAGTTTGCAAACAGTTATTTACTATTCTCTCAATCATTTATTTTATCGATATAAAAATGAACCGTTTATTACATATGGTCCGCCCAATATAACAAAAACAAAAAAAGCATTATTTCAATCTGCTTCGGTATTATCAATTCCGCAAGTTAAAATTGGGGAACGAATAAAAGCTACGTCGTTTACGTTTACTTCCTCAGTTTCAGGATCATTTGCTTCAGATTCATATGAAAATATTTATGATACTAGTTTTAATACGGCAGCTATTGTATCGGGCGCGGTGTTTTATGAAGGCTTTAATGAATATTTTGATATATCTCGTACGCCGTATAATACATCGGGAGTTACATATGTTTTAGGAATACCTACTACTACGGGACAACAACAAAGTATTGGATATGCTGCAAATTTTAATGGATCGGGTTCTATTGATCGTACATTAGACGGATTATATGATAGAGATCATGATTATGCAATATCATTTTTTGTTAGTGCATCAAATACTAATGCCTTAAAACCGCAGATTTTACTAAGTAAACGATCATCTATACATCAAAAACAATGGCCGTTTGAGATTGTTACTGTAGGTAGTACTCCGAGTATTGTTTGTACGGTTGGTGGAAACGTTACTTTTACATATCCTGATATTCCGGGAGTTAACTTACAATTAGGATACCCAACATTACGTGTTACTGCATCTATTTCTAACAATTGGACTCATGTACTTTTTCAAAAATCCGGTAGCGCTATTCAACTTTATACTAACGGAACATTGGTGGCATCACAATCTAGTGCATTGTTGCAACCAGTAAATAATCCATTATCTGCATCAATTCGAATTGATAATAATGATCCGTTAAAGATAGGAGGATTTTCAATTTCAGGAAGCCAAATATTTAATGCAGGAAATCCTACTAATATACAAAATTTATTGCATGATTCTAATTACATCGGAAAATTAGATGAAATACGAATATTCAATAAAGCATTGACAGGTACAGAAATTGGTTACTTAGCTGATAGAACTGAAGGTGGTACTATGTTACAAACTAGAAATGTTGGTACCATAATGCCTGCTCAAGGTTTAGTTGTATTTTCTAGTCCCGATTATCGTTTTCAAAATTTATTAAATACGCCATTTACTGCATCATATAAAAGTACTAAAACAATTCACGAACTAAGTGCATTAGTTAGAATAAACGCAGGTGAATTTAATTTGTCTACAAATGTTACATTGACTAAAGATGATAATTATACATATCAAAGCTTTGTAACGGGTAGCAATTTTACACCTTATATTACCACAATTGGATTATATAATGCAAACGGACAATTATTGGCTATCGGAAAATTAGCACAGCCGATAAAAAAACGATCCGATGTAGATTTAAATTTTTTAATACGTTTAGATTTAGATCGTAATATTTTATTTTCTAATCCTGGAGTTGTAATATGATACGTTTAAAAAATTTACTTAAAGAATTATCTGAATCTGATATTCAACGTTGTTTAGATAAAATACAAAACAAACAATTTCGATTAATTGGTGCTGGCGATAATGGTCGAGTTTATGAAATTGATGGCGAAGATAAAACTTTTAAAATTACAAAAGAACAGGATGAGTACAAAGTTGCAGCTATTATTGTAAATCGATATACTGAATTTACAACATTTATTCCGGTATATTATGTTGATGGCAAAAATATGTATATAATGGCAAATGCATCTAAATTACCAGATCGTATACGTAAAATGATTGATATGTTCATGGATGATTTTTATTTATTTGCTCGAGAAAGAGGCGGAGAGGTTTCTATTTTTGATTTTACTAAAGAAACAGATAATATAGATCCAGTAATAGATAATTTTTTAAATGCATTACAATTAGATGTTGAAAAATTAAATATAAAAGAATTTGATTTAGATTTAGATTTTCGATCGGATAATATCATGTTATGGAATGATAAAATGGTTATGGTTGATTGGTAAATTAAAATAAAAAAGTTATAATATGAGACGAAATCATTTTCATAGTTCTGGTAATTCTAAACGAGCAAACGCGCTTAAACATGGTTATAAATCTGGATTAGAACTTACCATATCAGAACAAATCAAACAAACGGAATATGAATTGCGTTACGAAACTGAAACATTAAATTATGTAGTTCCAGAACGCAAAGCAAAGTATACTCCCGATTTTGTGTTTACAAAACGCAACGGCGGTACCATGTACATAGAAACAAAAGGTCGTTGGACTACTGCAGATCGCACTAAGATGAAACATGTATTACAATCAAATCCTGGAATTGACATACGAATGGTGTTTCAAAATCCTAATCAAAAATTATCAAAAACATCTCCAACTACATATGAAACGTTTGCGCGCAAGCTAGGTATTATGCACGTTGCAAAAAAAGATATACCTGCAGAATGGTTTGCTGAATGTGTAAAACCAGGTGAAGAACCGGCAGACCCGAAACGTTTTTTTAAGTAAGGTTTGTTTTGTGAATTATTTTTAATATATTCATGAATATTAATGAAAGTTATTTAATTAATAGATTGAAGAATTTATTGATTCAATCGTTAAGCCAGTAATGAAATGTATGTGCTTAACATATATTATATATTAATTATTAATTGGATTACTTACAGTTTTTTATTATATTATAATTGTGAAGAATCTTAAACTGTTACAATTATTAGAATCAGTTTTAGGTAAAGGAAAATCTACTTCCGGAAATAACATTGCATTCTTTTCGCCGTTCACTTCACATTACAAACCAAAATTAGAAATTGACATCAACACAAATCATGCCGGAGAGAATCCATGGCATTGTTGGATATCTGATAAAAAAGGACGTACTATTTCTAGTTTATTCAAGCAAATGGGCTTGTCAAAAGAATGGTTTGAACAACTTTCAAAAATAATTGAATCTTCTAGATATCGTGTTAACGCAGAAACAAAAACTGTAACTGCATTGGCATTGCCGGAAAATTATGTTCCGTTGTGGAATAAAAAAAGTACACCGGATTATCGCAATGCAATTCATTATTTAGCTCAGCGCGGTGTTGGTATGTTAGATATTTTAAAATATCGCATTGGATACTGTGAACGAGGAGAATATTCTGGAAAGATAATTATTCCTAGTTATGATGAAGCGGGACAATTGAATTATTTTGTTTCTAGAGCATTTTATAAGGCAGACAAACAAAAACATAAAAATCCGAAAATATCAAAAGATATCATTGGATTTGATTTAACTATAAATTGGTCACAGCCGATTATACTTTGTGAAGGGGCATTTGATGCAATTGCAATTAAACGCAATGCAATTCCATTGTTCGGAAAAATCATTCAACCAGCTTTGCAAAAGAAAATCATCGAAAAACGAGTTAGAGATATCTATATTTGCTTGGATGCTGACGCACTTAAAAATGCAGTGCAAATTGCAGAACGATTTATGGCAGAAGGATTAAATGTTTATTTTATCAAACTACAAGATGCAGATGCATCTGAATTAGGCTTTGAACAAATTACAGAAATTATTAACGATACTGATATATTAACATTTGAGCGCATCATGGCACTCAAAATGGACATGTTATGGGCATAAAAAAAATTGAAACGGGAATTGATAAGATTGATAAAATTTATCATATTTCAGACGTACATATTCGAACATTGAAACGGCATCGAGAATATCGAGAAGTATTTAAAAACATGTTTGAATATATTAATCAAACTAAAACAGAACGAAGCATTGCAGTAGTTACTGGTGATATTGTGCATAGCAAATTAGATATGTCTCCGGAACTAGTTCAAATGCTAGTTGATTTCTTTAATGGATTTGAATTACCTACAATTGTTATTTTAGGTAACCATGACATGAACTTAAACAATATGCATCGCATCGATGCAGTAAGTCCAGTACTAGATGTAATTCAAAATAAACATATTCATTTTGTTAAAGATAATGGGTTATTTGAATTAGGAGGCGTTACTTGGAATCATATGGCAGTTGATAAAACTCCTGCTGATTACGTTCGTGCAAAAGATTTCACAGCTTCATACAAAATTGCATTACACCATGGTGCAGTAAATACCGCTAAAACAGATATTGGATATCAAATATCTAATGAACATGTAGGTGTTGATTTG